CTCCCATCTCAGGTAAAACGTACGCCTTACCTGTCCCGTTAAACAAAGCAGTACCCAAGTGGTTCCAAGGAGAAGTTGTGATCAACAATTTCAAGAACTTGAAGCACTGGATTGATCAAGAATCGGCTCTAGGCCGTATTGATCCTGCTTTGCGACTCGGTATCCCCGAAAGGATTCGTAGTCAGGATTGTTTATTTGCATTACGACTGCAGCACTATCGATGTGTTGTAAGACAATTTGACTCTTTCGCCCTAGCATTTACAGCAGCTTATGGCACACCACATAGAACCTGCTTCGGAACTAGAAACTACAAGATTCTTGTAGAATTCACAAAGTTCCTCCACAGGTTCATTAATGGTGGCATAAGCTACATAGCTAGTTGCTGCCATATCTGGCGAGCATTATCGCTAGGCGACCACGAAAGAGCAATTGACCAGGCCGGTCACCTCCCTACCCGTCTCCCCCTCTGTAGCAAGGGAAGTCTCTTCCTCGCGAGTACACTGCGAAGAAGTTTGCGACTTCCCACAGAACATCTTAAAGAAGATGCGCTACAGGGGGCCATCAATCGATGGATGAAGGTAGAGTGGAGTGTTCCGGACGGACTCCCCCAACGTGTTTACAAGTTCACTCAGGACTTGTTCACGTCCCATAGGGGAGCTTTTACAAACGACGATAGTGCTACAGTCCCATTCCCAACACCAAATGCGAAAGCGTGTACGGAGTTCTCTACGCGGGAAGGCGGGTGTCTAGCAGACTTATATAATAAGTTCTGTCAGGCCCACACATCCTCTTTCAACATAGAAGATCCGGTTCCTCACAGCCCCTACATCAGAGAAGATGTAGAGGATGTGCACGACAATCGCATGTGGATGCACCTCTGGAAAATTAAGGAGACGCCGGTCGACCTAGAGATGTCAGACCTAGACGCGTTCAAGACGGCTCGCTTTTACACGAACCGCCTAAAGAAGAGCGCGGCAGATCTGAGCATCATCCCCCTTCTACCCGATGACATTCGTCAACCGTGGGCCAAGCCCGTGGCGATTGAAGAATTAGGGCAGAAGGTTAGGATAGCGACCATGCATCCCGGAACCCTCGCTTACTTCTCACGCGCAATGGCAGCTAGACTGCTACCAGTTCTCAAGCGCATGAGAGTAACTCGAAGGATCCTCCACGGAGATACCATTCATCTAAGAGGCTTCTGTCGTGCTAAAATCTACTCGGCTGATCTATCAGCTGCGAGCGATTTTATTAGGCACGACATTGGTCAGAAGGTCTTAGAAGGTATCGCCGACGGACTTAACATCCAGGGGCCGACCCGTGAAGCGCTATTAAGATGCATAGGACCTATGGTCGTACCAGTAAACAACAAACCCGAGTGGACCCGAATGGGTGCTCATATGGGTTTAGGTACGACATGGACGGTCCTCAGCGTTCTTAATTACTTCGCCGCTTCAAAAGCAGGAGACGACAGATCCTTCGCCATATGCGGAGATGATCTTGTTGCGGCCTGGACCCCAGAACAAGTTCTCGTGTACGAGAACATGATCGAGAGTCTAGGCCTCAAGCTCAACAAGACTAAATCCTATTATGGTGAGTCCGGCGTCTTCTGCGAGCAGGCCGTTACATCCACTGGAGGGAATGACTTTTGGAGATACTATCGGTCAAGACCACAACCGGTACTATCGGAGATCACTTGTGCTCGGGGTACACCTGATGGCACCACGAGAGAGTCGCTTAAAGCGCTCCTCACAACTTCACTTCTCCGAATAGTCCGCAAGGGTATTGACCAGACACTTAGAAACACAAGGAAAGGAATGATTGAAGGCCCAGTTTGTCTGGGCGGATTCGGCGGAGAAACCTCTAATGAGAAGGCTCCCTACCTATTATCCGCCTTCCTGCAGTTTGGCCCCGTTAGGTACAACCCCGAGAAGAACGAAGACATGAGAAACCTCAATGCCAACATTCTCTCGTACGGTTTAACGGTGCCAATTAAAAACTGCATTCCAACAGATAAAGCAATCATTTCTGCCAAGTGCCTCCGAGATATGAAGGAAATCCGCACAGGCAAGACTACTGAGGTCTTCGACAAAGCCTCTAACAATAAGGTTCGTCGTCTGTGCAGAAAGCGGTTACAACAGGGAGAGGCACTTCTTCAAGAGGCCCATGTCCGAAATACAACATCGGATTGGAAGGCTTTAGTGAAGTACCTACTCTCTGCTGTTCGATCAACCACCTTCTTATCTCGTCGTTTTAAAGATAAGTGTCATAGTATCCTCAAAAGAGCAAATAAACATACATACAACAGGGCTATCGCCTACATTACTAGGAATGTTAGCCAAAATGCGTCAAGTACTTTCATACCCATCAGCAATTTTAACTACCTCTTGCAGTTTGACCAATTAAATATAAAAGGTCACTTGCAAGATGGAACCGAAAAGCCGAGCTGGTGGGAGAGAACCGCTACCCGAAAGTAACGG